TCTTGTCCTAGAATGGAAGCGCGAGGGTGAAGGGATGTCCGAAGGGCTGCGCCGCACCTTGCAGGCACTCGCTGCCACGCCAAACTTCCAAGTGTGGGTGGTGCGCGGGGATACGGATGACGGGCTACGGATAGCGCGGTTTTTCTTCGTGCCGCCGCAAGGCAAAGCAATGCTGCTTGGGGAAGGCGTGGAGGAATTTGTACGCGCCTACAAACTCTGGTACGAATGGGCTGACGGGTCTTTCTGATGCGCTACGCCGCACGCCGGGATGCGAACGATGCCGCCATCACCGCAGCCGTGAGAGCGGCAGGGTTCACCGTCGATGACCTCGGGCTAGCAGGTCATGGAATCCCCGATAAACTAATCACCGCCCCCGGTTTCGCTGCGTTCCTCGAAATTAAGACCCCGACGGGCAAACTGCGCAGGGGTCAGGAACGCTTCCAGAGCGCGTTTGAGCCGCTCGGGATGTGGTACCTAGCCCGTGACCCCTCCGAGACGGTTGCGTGGCTTCAGGCGCGGCTGACGACGACCCAGAAGCCTTGACCCATGAGTTGATGGTGTTGAAGGTGGTGGATGTGGAAGCGTTCGCACAACTTCGGTAGCCACCACCGCGCAGGTTCTTGGATGAGGTGGGCGTTGCGCCCGTCCGACAGCACTTTGCCCGCCGCCCCCGTGTGGACGCTAAAGAAGCCCAGTTTTGGCATGATACGAGCGAGGTCATCCAGCACCGCATTAAGCCGGTCGGGTTCGATGTGTTCCAACACATCAATGCAGCAGACCATATCGGCTTCCTGCGGGTCGCCGTACTCTGGGAAAGCAGGGTCATAGGGGTGATAGTCAAACTCCAGCCCTGCGGCTTGTAGGGTGGTCTGGAGGTGTTTCTTACCTGCCCCGTAGTCCGATATGGACTTAACCCCGTTATCCACGGCAAGTTTGGCAACAATGGGCGCAAAGGCGATGGAAGCCACGCCATAAGCCGGATTCATGTGCAGTTCGACTTGCTGTGCGCGGTAGGCTTCGGAGATGGTAGTCATGCTTGCATCCTTCCCTGTAGGGGTCTAGCATCATCGTACCATAGGGGAGAGTCATGGCTTCTCACGAAAAAACCGCTGCGCTTTTTGTCGGAACTATGTTTCATAGCGCGACCATTACGCACCTTCAGCACCTTGCCACCAAGTCCTTCGCGCAGCACATGGCGCTGGGGGAATATTACGAAGCCATCCCTGACCTTGTGGATAAGTACGCCGAAGCGTATCAAGGGCGGTACGGCATCATCACGGGCTACGATGTCGAGTTTCACAAGAACAGCAACCCGAAGGCGTATGTAAAAGGGTTGTTAACTTTCCTCGACGAAATCAAAGGCTCACTCCCGAAGGACAGCGACCTTGTTAACCTGTTCGATGCCGTGGTCGATGCGGTGACGAGCCTCAAGTACAAACTCGAAAACCTCGAATAATGGCGCGTAGGTAATGCCATATAAACCTAAAAAAATAGCCGACGCTTTGCGGAATTACCGCTCAGAAGATATGGCGATGTTTGACCTAACTGAACCGGGAAACATCAACCTAAACGAACGGCTTGGCGTAAAGAATGAAATCCCCGGTGAAGGCGGTATTAGTACGATACGCAGCATGGGCGTTAACATTGACGGCGAAGAAGTCCTCATCCCCACAGTCGTCAACGGGCGCATCGTAAGTGAGGATGAAGCCATCAAGCACTATCGTCGAACCGGCGAACACCTCGGCAAATTCAAAACACCGGAAGAAAGCACACGCTACGCTGAACGCTTACATGAGCAAGAAGCACGGCGAGTTAACCCAAAGCAATGAAGAAAGCGGAACCGTCAAAGTACGCTGCCGCGCTGCAATACCTCCAGCAGATGCGCGACCGTGTTGCCCAGTTTGTTAACACGCCGGGAACGGCGCGGCCCGACGAATATCAAGAACGGTTTGGATTAGCCGGCGATGCCGTGCCTTCTATCGCTCAAACAGGTCAAGCAACGGCAGCGTTTGGGCGTGGCACTACCCGTTTACCATTTCGGATGCTTGGCACCCCGGTAGACCTTTCTGCGCTCGGCATGGCGGCTGCTGGCTATCCAACAGATACACCCGTCGGCGGTTCAGATTGGATGATTGACCAAGCCGCCCGAGCAGGACTTGCTTACCCGCGTACAGACAATGCGATGGAAGCGATTGGCGATGTTGCAGCCAGTTTTGTAAACCCAGTTGGCCCAGCAACACGCATCGGAACCACCATTGAAAGAGGCGCTGAATATGCAAAGTCAATCCCCGGATTTGAGTCACTTGGACGACCCGGAGGAAATCGCAGCGTGGCAGAAGCACAGAGAGCGGCTTCGCGTGCAGCAGGTGGCACGCCTGCCCTCATCGGCACCCCAACAGAACCCCTCTCCGTTGCCGGTCGCACCTATGTTTCCGGGCCTACCAAAAAAGCCGTAAAGGCTGCGGAAAATTACGCATCACGCCGGGGAACTTCTTACGCTCCCCCAAAAACTTTCAGAAAGGTAATTCCTGAACGAGCAACTAAAATTGCCGCCGCTTACGATGCGATGCCACACGCCCCGAACGACCCAAAGGTTAAAGCAGCATACGATGCGATGATTGACGAGACACTTGACCAATGGAACGAGATTAAAAAATCCGGTCTAAAGGTCGAGTTTATTCGCCCCGATATGCAAGACCCGTATGCAAAAAGCCCTCGCGCCGCAATCATGGATGTGCGCGACAACAATCACTTGTGGGTGTTTCCAACTGAAAGCGGATTTGGCGGTACAAAAAGCGCCGATGTAGATATCAGCGGCAACCCGCTACTTCGTAAGACAGGCGAGGTTATCGACGGCGTTCCGGTTACCGCAAACGATATATTCCGCATCGTCCACGACTACTTCGGGCATATCAAATACGGGCATGGGTTCCGCGCAGACGGAGAGGAAAACGCTTGGAGGGCACATTCGGCTATGTATAGCCCGTTGGCCCGTAAGGCGATGACCTCGGAAACACGCGGTCAGAACAGTTGGGTTAACTACGGCCCGTATGGCAAGCAGAACAAAACCGCCAGCGGCGCTGACACGCAATACGCCCCGCAGAAAACGGGGTTGCTGCCTGACTGGGTAATTGAAGAGGGACTGGCTGACGAGTTTTACCCAGAAACACCGTTACGGTTGCCGCCCACCAAAATTGCAGCAGGGTTAACTTTGTACGGGCAAGGACAGCAAGAGCGTAAGTAACGGAAGTAAACTGTTTCATTAGATAAACAATCAAGATATATTAACCTTGGTATGCCAGCAGGTCGCCCCAAAGGAAGCCCGAACAAGTCAACCGCCGCCGCACGGGAGGCGATAGCCGCTTTTGTGGACAACAACGCAGAGCGACTACAGGGCTGGCTCGACGAGATACACGCAGAGAAGGGCGCAGAGGCAGCGTTCAAGTGCTTTAGCGACCTGCTTGAGTACCATGTGCCTAAACTCGCACGCCACGAACACAGCGGCCCCGAGGGCGGCAAGATTCAAATTGAAGCGACATGGGGCAAGCCGGAGTGAAGCAGCGCGTCCTGCTGCCGTATACGCCCCGCAAAGCCTTCCTGCCGTTCCATGAGCGCACCAAACGCTGGGGATGCCTCGTTGCCCACCGCCGCGCAGGCAAAACCGTAGCCGCCGTCAACGACATCATCCGCGCAGCCTTCATGTACTCGGGGCCGAACGGCCTGTTCGGATTCGTCGCGCCATACCAAAACATGGCACGGCGCATCGCATGGGATTATTTTAAGTTCTTCGCCGAACCGCTCATCAAGGACGCAAACGAGCAGCAGATGACTATCACGCTGGTTAACGGCGTGAAGATTAGTCTGTTCGGAAGCGATTCCGCTGATTCGATGAGAGGCTTGGGATTCAGCGGCCTGTATCTCGACGAATTCGGTGACTTTAAGCCGAGCGTATTCGGCAATGTGTTAAGACCGGCCCTCGCTGACAAGGGCGGCTGGTGCGTCTTTGCAGGCACGCCAAAGGGCAAGAACCAGTTCTGGGAGATTTACCAGACCGCTCAACGCCTGCCCGATGAATGGTTCCTGCTGCGCTTACCTGCCAGCGAGTCGGGACTGCTACCCCAGAGCGAACTTAACGCAGCGAAAGCCCAACTCTCGGAAGACCAGTACCTCCAAGAGTTTGAGTGCAGTTTCGAGGCGGCTATCCTCGGCGCGTTCTACGGCACAGAGATGCGACAGGCAGACCGCCGCATCAGCCCAGATGTGCAGCACGACCCCGGTTACCCTGTGTACACGGCATGGGACTTGGGGTATCGAGACGACACGGCTATCTGGTGGTATCAGGTCATCAGCGGCGAGGTGCGCGTCATCGACTTCTTCGCCATCTCGGGTGCAGACATTCGCGCCATCGCCGAGGTAGTCGTTAACAAAGGTTACCGATACGCCAAGCATTACCTCCCGCATGACGCACGCGCCAAGAGCCTTCAGACGGGTCGCAGCATCGTCGAGCAGTTGGCTGACCACCTCGGGATAGCCAATCTATCAGTAGTTCCCAACATCGGCTTACAGGACGGAATCCAAGCAGTTCGCCAAATGTTGCCCCGAACTTGGTTCAATTCCGTAAAATGTGGCGACGGGATAGAGG